TAGAAAAAAGAATACTGGCAAAGTTACGCGAATGGCTAATTGTTTACAAAGAATGATACCTATCCTGCAGAGAGAACATCCGGGGCTAGACATGTATACTATAAAAGGATTAGCTAGTGCGGTTTGCGAAGGCCAAATGAGAGAGATGAGGAGCAATAATGGATAATTTTTTAAAAATAAACGATTTAGTTAGGTTTGATTATCTCAATACCGATTTGGTTTCCATTCAGGATGATTTTAAAAATTCTAAAGGGCCATTTAAGCCAATCAAAGACACCGACATCCAATCTATGGATGCCAAGGGTCTGAAGGTTAGAATAGCTGCTACTCATTCCGGTATCATTACTCTTAACAATATGTTTTATCTCCCGGACAAGATGAAGAAAGCAACTCCTACTTTTTTAGCTGATTACGGTAAACCTATCTTAAAACACCATGACGAAAAACAAGATAACATCGGTCGTGTAATAGATGCTTCATATGTAGATACTTCTGGTCTTATAAAAGATAATTTTGATAGTTTATTTGATAGTGCTAATTTTAACGAGAGTTCTCTTAAAGACTTTTGTGACGGGAGAATGCCTTTTGGTCTTCAGGTTGACTTTGTACGTAAGTACTTTAATAAACCTATTCGAGACCAGGTTACCCTATTAGAAAATGATGCCTATATCGGATTAGGTCATGTTGAAATTATATGTGATATTACGGATCCAGATGCCGTTCAGAAATTTTTAGACGGTAGATTCTTAACTGGTTCTGTAGGAGCTAGGACCAATAAGGCGGTTTGTTCTGTATGTAAACAGAACTGGACTGCTGATGGGGAATGTTCTCACTCTCCTGGAGCAATGTACGACGGACAGAAATGTGTTCTTATTGCTGGTGATTTTTTCTATGATGAATATTCTGTTGTCAATAGTCCTGCTGATAGACAATCTAGAGTTTTAGAATTATACTATAATGGCGACATAAAGAATATTGAAGTTAAAAATGAATATGCGGGGAACGTCCACGAAGTAAGGTTAGATTTTCCGCAATATAGCAAGGAGGATAGAATGGCTGACCGCGCGAAGAAAGAAGAGGGTGTGAAAGGGATTAAGGACGCGGAGAAGAAAGATACTCCTGAAACAGAAAGTCCAGAGGTTAAGGTAGAAGACAGCACTCCTAAAGAAGGGGTTAAGTCCGATAAGGTCGAGGACGAAGAGAAATTGTCTTCAAAAGACAATTTCTCTAAGATCTTAGATAAAAAAGAGTTAACAGAAGAAGAAGTTACCCAGCTTTACGATATGTCATTTGAGGGTCAAGATGACCTGAAAGATGCTAAGTTAAGCACAGAAAAGCGAAAGGGACTATCTAAGTCTGCATTCTGTGGACCTAGCTGTTCATTCCCTGTTCCCGATGCATCACATGTAATGGCGGCCCGTAGGTTGCTTGATAAGTATAAAGGTCCTGGCGATAAGGAAGCCATCCTTGCTTGTGTTAATCGTAAAGCAAAAGCAATGGGTTGCGATAAGAAAGCTAAGGATTCGGTTTCTCATGCCAGAGTTCTACAAATGTTGACTCAGACTATTTCTGAGCATTTGTACGAGAAACAGTATCGAGAAAGCGATGGTAAGGAACCTATCTTAAGTGATGAAGATATGTCTTCTCTTACTACGGTTATGAAGAATCTTATTAGCATGTTAGGTAAAGATAGTTTTATTAAATCTTTATCATCTACCGAATTCAAGGATGTTATTAAACATTTTCAGGATGTGAGTTTACTTGACGAGATCATCCGTCTAGAAGAAGCTCTTGGACAGGTAAGAGACGAACTAAATGATACTGCCGAACAGAAAGACGCAGTGAAAGAAGAATATGACCTACTTCAAAAAGACAATGATGCTCTAAGAGATGAACTTGTTGAAAGCAAGAAATCGTTTAGAGATGCTCAGGTCGAGAAGATGAGTATGCTCACTTCTCTCAAAGATGGTGAAGTAAAAGAAGAATCTAAGAATGAATGGCTATCACTTTCTGACGAAGCTTTATCAACCTCGTTAAATAAGTTAATCGAAGAAGTTGACATTAAAAAAATGGCAGATAAACTTAATGATGGGACGAGTAGAAACCCGGAAGGAGAGGTAGAAGACCCAACTTTGACTTTTGAAGATATGACGGAAGATATGAAAAACGAACTTCAACAGATACAAGTTAAGGCCTTTAAGGGATTTAGAGATAGAAATCAAGCTATGCAATGGATGCAAGAGCAGATTGACTTAAAGACACAAGAAAAACGTTCTAAGGACAGATAAAGGAGGATTGAATATAGATGAGTTTTAACGGAATAAATCAATACAATGCGACCCATAAGAGTTGGGATCATGTCGGGAATGTTATCCCTAATCTTGAGTATTCGGAAGGTATCCGTGCTCACTTTGATTCAATGCCAGCCGCTTGGCTTCCTGTTCAATTTTATGAAAAATTTAACGACAACTGGATTGTTTGTATGCCAGGGAAAATTGTCGGTGTTGATCCTCAAGGTCGAGTAGTTCCTCAACAGTACATGTTGACCGGCTCGACTGCTACCTATACGACCAACGATGTCAATGCTCAAACCATTGATGTCCGTACTGGTAATGTTTGTACTTCAGCCAGCGTTTCGGCCAGTCCAATTACCCTAAGCGGCGTATCTGCTTGGATGGGTGTTTCTGGTCTAGCCTGGGCAGCGAAAGCCCCGATTGGTGTAGCTTCGTATGCATTCTTGCAATGGGCTGGTGATGGTGCTGACGGCGATGACGGTAGCAACCCACTTCATTTCCGTTATCACAACTTCATCATGCAACATCGTGTTGCTTGCACTATGGATTATGTTTTGCAAATTCCGGTTGTGCCAGCTTCGACTGCTGCTGAGAGTTTGACCGTTACCAGTAATACTGGTGCAGTGACTGTATTCAGTGCTCTTTCGGCTTTGCCGATTGCTAAGAATACTACTCGCACTCCGATTACATTCGCTAATGGAACTGCTACCGATGTCACCACTCGTTTCTTAAATGAGAAAGAAACTGCTGCTGAAGTTCTTGCAATGGGCGATTGGCACATTAATTTAACTACGGGTGTTATAACCGTACATAGCACAACCACTCTCGTGACAGGTAATTATACCTGCTCCTATTACAATTACGCTTCTGCAGCTAGCACCGTTTCGGTGTTCGCTTCGGTAGTTGGTAATCCTCTTCCTGGTGACTTCCTTAAAGCTGATAGCAATTCTAACTGGGCAGTAGCTACTCCCCATGTATATGGAACTGTCTACACTGGTGGTGCAGCTCATAACTTTGATGATTTCTCTTACATCATGGGTCAGGTTCTTGGTATCCATGATTATGCCGGTAAAGATTTGCTCGACAGAGTTAGGACAGCCTACTCTTCTCTAAGCACTTCTTCAACTGGTGCTCTTCCTGGCACTGCTGGTCAAATGGACCAAATGCCTGGTTCTGCAAACGGTGGTTATCCAAGCAGCATTCATTATGCTGGTGCAGCCAATCTTGCTGCTGTCGTAAATATGGTATCTCGATAAGGAGGAATCTTTAGAATATGAGTGAAAATAAACGAGAAATTAGTATTCAGGACTTCAATAAGTATGAATATCTCTGGCGTAACAACGGCAGGGATTATGATGACCCTGAAAGGAAACACAGTATTGCAGATGCTATCTCAACATCTGATGCTCCTGTGTTCTTGCCCCGTGTTGTAGAGAATGTGGTAAAAGAAGCTGCTGAGCCTCTTCTTGTCGGGACCTCGCTATTACAGCGTATCCAATACTCGTATGGGCAAACCATTTCCTTCCCGGCGATGGGTGCTCTTTCTGGCTCTTTTGACATTGCAGAAGGTCAGGAATATCCTGAGCTAGTCCCTGCAATGGGTGGGTCAACCACGATTGCCGACATCGGTAAGTGTGGTCTTGCAGTTAAGATTACCGAAGAAATGATCAAGTGGTCTCAATTCGACGTAATCGCAATGATGCTCCGTATGGCTGGTCGGGCTCTTGCTCGATTCAAAGAGAAGAAGATTTTCAATTACATCGCAGGTATCGGGACTAAGACCTTTGACAACTTGTCTCCGTCCAGTTCCTTGTTCGGTGTAACTCATGGTCGCGGCATGAATGGTGAGGGCAACGGCTCTGCTACCATGGACGACATTTTCGATTGCTATGCTCAGATTATCACTCAGGGGTTCACTCCTGATACAATCTTGATGCATCCTCTTACTTGGGTAATGTGGATTAAAGATCCCGTTCTCCGGTACTTTGCCTTATCTGCTGGTGGCGGAACATTCTTCGCTACTCATCGTGGTAATCCTGCTGGTCAATCACCTTGGGGTGGTGGCGCTCAGGGTTCTCGTGGTGTAGCTGTAGGCCAGAATATTGTCCCCGGTGGCAATGTCGCAGGTCTCGCAACTAGTCCATTGACTGCATATCCTCAAACGATTAATTCTGCTCCTCAACTTCCGTCTTATCTAGGTTATCCTTTCACAATCATCGTAAGTCCGATGGTTAAGTTCGACCCCTATAGCAAGTTGACTGACATCTATATGTTCGACCGCAATGAACTTGGTTTCCTAATTGTTGATGAAGATATCTCTACTGACGAGTACACTGACCACAGATTCGACATTCGCAAAGTTAAGGTCAAAGAGCGTTATGGTATCCATATCGCTAACGACGGCCAAGGCGTTGCCGTAATGAAGAATGTTAAGGTTGTACCGAATGAAATCGTACTCCCAGCTATGACAACTATCTCTTCTGGTGTATCAGGTTCTGTGCTTCCAATCTCTCCCACTGAGAATGTTCTAGGCTAATCTAGGCTTTTCCTAAAATACTAAAGGACCCAGGTTCTACTTGACTTGGGTCCTTTTTTTTTATATCCTATCTACTAACTAACCAGGAGGTTCTCGTATGAAGATTAAGATAAAGGACACTAAACGTTATCCGATGTGGTTTATCACCGATCAAAGTAACAATATTCTTGTGCATCTAACAGATAAGAGTGATCTACTAGATGTAGATTGGGGGAAACTAACCTTGTCACAGAGACAGGTTCTTTGGGCTGCGATCAAGGTAGGGACCCTAGAAGCTACTGACGATAAGGAATTCCAAGATTCTTTTAGAGCCAGCATGGCTGAGTATTTAGAGAAGAGGGTTGAAACTCGAATGTCTCAGTCTAAAGAGTATTTTGGAATTAGTACTCAGACAAAAGAAGCTGTGGACGCAGTTGAGAAGGCTAAACATTTTAAGGAACTTCTGAAGGATGCAGTTTCCACACTTAAGAAAACACTTGCCGGATTAAGTGCTTCTGATCTTGAAATTGTTCTGAAATTAGAACAATTAGGTAGAGGAAGGAAGACTGTTCTAAAGTTGATTGATGAGATTATTGTTAAGCAAACTAAAGCTAATGCGGCCAAAGGTATGACTCTATCTGCTCCAGATCCTAAAGAGTTTGAGAACAGGCAGGTCTTCAAGGGGCAAGATAGGACGTTATTGTCAAACATTTCTAATGTGAGAGAATCTAATAAGGAACAGGTGATAATCAAAGTATAGGAAGGTACAATGTAGATGACGATCTTGAAGGATATTATCGCTGATTATTCTCCCGCTTTTGGTTCGACTGGTGTTTCATTAAACTCTTCTATTGTTGTCCTTTTTGATCGTCTAATGGACACTGATTCTTTAGAAGAGCAGTTCTTTATTTCTGGGCCAGACACCGATCAATTCGTAGGTCCTGGTGTCACGGAATTTAACTTATATCCAGACAATGTTTCTCAAGGTGATGATTTCCTTACATCTCCTGGGTACAAAGGTATAGTAAGCGGTTCTTTTTCTTTTGCTACTGTTGGTAGCGCGACACAGATGACTTTTACTCCATCTTCCCCGATGGCTGCTCTGACTGAATATACAGCTCATCTTCCTGAAGCTGATGATTCAGTTGGTACCACTTACTCTGGTCATGTTACCTTTTTTTGGACCACAGGTACTGGTTCTATAGAATCTCTACCGGATACTTCATCCACTTCGGTTCTTTCTAGCTTAGTCTCGTCCCTGTCTACTTTTACGGATTTAGAAGTAATTAGTATTAATGGAATATCTCCATC